AAAATAGTCGGTAAAACCGATCTATTGGTTAATATATCAATTCCTTTTCTTAAATCATCAATAGGATTATTTGCATTAACTTCATTCCAACTCATTCTTTCACCGAATAAATATTAATTCCTCTACACATAAAATTTCCTTCACATTCAAGAAAGGGGCCGCCTGCCATCCTTTGAAAAAAAGGATCATTTATATCGAATTCTTCTCCATCAATCTTTTCACAATTTTTACAAGTGTTACGATCCATAATCTCACTTCTAATAACTTTTTCAATTTGATCTGAATACTTCATAGCTTGATTAGTGCGCCCATGTCCAAAAGTTTGCATAGTCGCTTCTGTCATTTCTCGTTTGAAATCATTTTTGGACAAATTAACCAATATCTCCATTAATCGTTCAAGATTGAAAATTCCTAATGCTTTTTGCCTTGAGATTTCCTTTTTCCAATTTTCAGTCAGTTTATTAGCTAAACTTGAAACTGCCAATTCAGCTAAAGGACGCACCATTTTCGCACCTTCTTCTAAAATCAAATCTTCTGGTGCTTGCATTTTGATTTTCAATCCTTGCCTATTTAATTCAGCCTTAATTTGATTCTGACCAAATTTAAAAATCTCCTTTAATTTACGAGTCAAATCATTTGTCATTATTGACTGGTTAAGCCACTTGCCTTTACTTATTACATTGCTGACAAATTCATTAGCTTGCTTAGAAAACTCTTGCATTGTAGTTTTTTTAGCTAATAAGATTTTAGCCCGATCAATAAGTTTATTAATCATGTGTTTTCTTGATTGATTTCCAATTTTAATTAAATCATCTTTAAAATCCTCAAGTTTTGTAGATATTTCTTTCAAATTAAGAACTCGTTTCTCAATATCAGTCATATCTCGATTGAAGATAAATTCTTTATCATTTTCAATTAGATGATGTTCACATTCACAAAGGTCTTCTTCCTTTGAAATTTCTTTTTGTTTTTCCTTATCGATTTGTTTATTCTTAATGTTTGGCTTAGTTTCCTTTGGTTGTGGTATTGTTGTTGACTCTGGTAATTCTAAATCTTGCCTTAATTTATCTTCAATCTCTGGTGATGGTGTTATAAAACCACCATTAGCCAAATTTAAAAGAGTTTGAGATAATTTTTCAAAATCAACAGCGGCTATCTTAGTATGCTTTAATTTAGGATACTTTTCAACACGATTATAATTCCAATCTACATAATCCTTTATTATAGCTCTACCCTCATTGCGTTCATTAAAAATATTTTCGATATAATGAGCTTGCTCTTGTAACGTTATATAAAACAAATCAGTCTTATCTTTATGCATTGCATAAGAACCACCAGCATCTCCCATTGACATAAAACTAGCTAAATATCTATTTGCTATTTCTGTATTATGAAATTTAAGATCATTTTTGATTTGGATAGATAAATTACTTTTTTCATCTGCAAAAGTCATATCCCATCCATGAGGTATAATTCCATAACCTTGTTCATGGCTACGGTAAGTTTTACCAAATGTCTGGGCTTTTTCTAAATCACCATCTTGTTCATCTTCTGGAAGGTGAATTATAGGAATCTTTACAGCATTACGATCATAATTAATTAACGACAATCTGATCAACATTTCTTTTGCTTTATAGTTCCGATATACAGGACGCAAGTCAGAAATACCGACATAATTATCGCCTTCCCGATTATGAGTAAAAAGTACCAAGTTTTCATTATTAATATTAATCATTTCATATCCCCCCTTATCAGTCTGCGCAAATTGTTCTATACTCTTAAGTTTTCGATCTTCTCTATTCCATCGTTGGATTGTTGAAGGCAATCGTGGCGCTATATTATATATATGATTTTTTCCGTCTTTTGAATCATAATAAATAGATTTCTCAAAAAGATAAAAACCATAATGTCGATACAAAAGAACATGACTATATAAGTCAGTCCAAGAAAAATTAGAATTCTGAAAAAGTTCTTGCTTTATTTCTTCTGCTATTTGAAGATCGATATTGTCTTGAGTACCTGGTTCAATATCAATTGTACCCTGACTAAGCATTAGATGAATAGCAGTTGTAACCGCCGAAATCATTCCATCTGTATTTAACATTTTATAGATAGTCTTAAATTTTTCAGTACGATTACTATCTTGCCATTCTGTATTAAATTCTTGATTTTTGAGAAAACCCCAATAAATCTCAGTACCAACAACGCCCTGTTCTTTAACTCGTTTTTTAGGTAATGTTTCTTGTAATTGTAATCCTGCTATCATTTGAAATAAACCACTGTTTCATAATTAGCTGTTAAAATATTATCAAGTGCAATTAATATCTGTTTCACCCGTTTTATTTTTCTATCCTGACATATCCAACCTTTTTCAAAAAAAACAAACTTATCTGTTGGATTGTTATTTAAATGATCTAAAATCCGTTCAAAGTTATCTAAAGTAATAAGATAACTAAAAGTATTATATCGCAACCTCAAAACAACAAAATCACGTTCATAACATTTAAAATATTTAAATCGATTTTTTATTAGTCTTTCGATTATATTCATTCAAAACGCCATCTCTTTCACTCTTGATGTTAAAGGTTTCTCTTTTATACTAATAAAATCATCAATAGTTCTTTGTTTTGAACCGATTGTCATCATTTTAGATAATGCTCTTTCAAGCGCTTCTGTTGCATGATCATCGGCAGTTTTGATATTTTTCCAACGTCTCCGATTTAATTCTCTAATAGTATTCTCACATCTACGCCATATTTTGAATCGATTCTCTTCAATAAGTTTAGAAACAATTGGCTGCCTAATATCAAAATGTATTTTATATCCGGAAATTGGAATTCCTTGATTTCTAAAAAGATCAGCAGGTTTCTTTTCACTTGTTCCTTCTCTTTGAAATGTTCTGGGACATCCAACTATAAATCTGGACTTAATTTGTTGTTTATCAAAAATAGTATTAAACTCTTTTACATATCTAATACAATGATCAATACCTTGTTCATATTCATAATATTCATTAACAAGATGAATATCACCATTTTCCAACATTAGAAACCAAAGCCAAACCATAGGATTTGTTTCCGATATTCCGTAATCTTGACCTTCAAATAACTGCCAATGAAAAGGAATATTATTCAAATCAAAATAATCGTCTGGTTCTACTATATTCTCATCATTAAATGGATAAACCATTCCAGTCTTGCCAGTCCATTGAGAATAAACATACTTTAATACCCAATCGTTAGGATAAAGCTTTTTAAGACTATCATAATAACCTGCTGGTAAATTTGGCTCATTTACTTTAGGCTTTGCTATTATTCCAAGATAATTTTCATCTAATCCTTTCCAATATCCCCATTCACATTTTATATTATCTATCGTATCCCTTTCAATCTCAAGCGGTTCGACATAATACATATTCTTAGCCCAATGATCTCCGCCTTCCGCATTTCCTGTGATAAACTTTCTCAAGGGTACATTTTTTAGCCGTATACGTCCACAAGCCATGGTCCATATTTCTTGATCAAGCTCTTCTCCCTGATCTGCCCACAATGCACCAATAACCATATTCTTTAACTTTCGCATCGACTTAATATTATCCAAAGCCATAAACCAAAGTTCTGATCCATTTTCAAATATTAAGTGTTTATCGACTATATTGTAATAAACAGAATCAGGAACATAGTTTCTATCACCAAATATAAGTTCAAAATATTGTGGTATCGTAGCCGTCTTTAGTTCATCTGAAATATTTCTAAGAACAACGCCTACATTTTTAGGATAGTCATTTAACAACATTTGCATCTTGATAATACCAGCCGATGTCTTACCGGATCCAAACTCATTGAAAAGCGCCACATTATCTATGTCAGTAAAAACAAAATCATCTTGCCAGCGATTTAACTTTAGCCTTAGTGAATCTGCCATTTCCATCATCTTCAATCTGTTGCTCTTTTCTCTCTACAATCAAACGATACTCATGTTTTTCCGTATGTTCGGATTTGACTTTAATTTCCCTCAATCCATGTAAATCAGCCATGTCATTCAATATCTGCCTGGCATTTGTACGATCATTTTCTTTTAAGCATTTATTCAATAACTTTCTTCTTGAATCTAAATGCCAATGCAAATTATATATCATTTCATCTTCATTAATCTTTTCCCATACTTTTCTTGCTTTTTCAATGTATTTATAAACTTGTCCTTCTTTTATAGACCATTTTTCTCTACAAAACTCTATAATATCAATTGTACTTTCACCATCTAAAAGCCAATTTGATATTTG